TTTTTTAAAATCAGTAAATTTCTTAACACTTCTTTTTGGAAGTAAATAATATTTAAATGATAATAAAGAAATGAAATATTGTTCGGCACGCTCAAATTGTAAGATATTACTTCTTACATATTCTGCTGCCTGTCTTATTTCAAATGCATTTTTTTCTGCATCTTTTAAAAGAGCTCTAATTTTGTCCCTAGTATAAGGAACACTTTGTGGATACATTCCATTAATTAACTGCTCTCCAAATATAGGAGAATAACTACCATAGTCAGCAGTTTTTAATGTGTCAACAGTTAATTTTTTAAGAACAGATTTTACAGAATAAGTTGCTTTTTCTACTCCACCATAAGAATTTATTTTATCTTCTTCCATTCCTTTAATGAAATATTCTGTTGTCCTATCCAATAAATCTTCTCTCATATCCACTGCATTTTTATAATTTAATTCTTGGGCATATTTATTTAATTCATTATAATATTCTTCCCAAGTTAAATTTTCTTCTTGTTTTTGTGCTTTCTTGTTTGCCACATCTATCCTCCTTTCTAATATCTATGTTAAAAACATAAGTCCTGCCTAAATCCACCAAATCCGATAGATACGACATCTTCTACACTATATTCTTCCTCTTTAATTTCATCATCCATATATAATTTTGCATAATATAAAACGTATGAAATTGCAGAGAATTTATCTTTGTTTATTGTTCTTTTAATTTGTTTTACTTTTAAGCTTTTATTGTCTTCACTAATTACAGTTTTTAAATTTGCCATTTCATTTATAAAACCTGCAACTTGATTTGCTTGATATTCAATATCATCTGGTGCTACAGGAAGATTTAAACTATAAAAGTCAGTTAATTCATATTGTTTCTTACCTGCTTTATTTAGTTTGTCTATTACATCTTTTTTAATTGCCTCATAAGTTGCAGCCATTAAAACATATCCTCCATTAAACATATTAATAAAGTTTACTATAATATCGTGTTGCTTTCCTTGTACCATCAAATCCCACATTACCTTTGGAGAATTTTTATTTTCTGGTTTTTTGGTAATCTTACTTTCTTCAAACATCAAGTCAAAGCTACCCAGATTTCTATTTGCTTCAGCATCATAATGATTATTCATTAATTCTTGTACTAAACCTTGCCCAATGGCGTTAGCATCTACGATAATTGCCTTTACTTTACTTTTTACTAAGTCTAAGTCGCCACCATATGCATAGAATACCTTTTTAATAAAAATAGCATCTTCTTTAAAGTCTCCCGATGTTGGAATTGTATTAATATTAACTATTTGTACTTTGTCTATCTTATTGTCATCTCTTTTTACAACCCTTCCTACTACTATAGAAGTTGTATTTGCACCAGTACCAGCAACGTCAACACCAATTATATATTCCGCATCTTGAGTTCTTTTATCTTTTTTCTTAACATCAAATAAATCATCATATTTCAAAGTTCTTGACTGCATTAATTTATTAGCACTTACTAAAGCACCTTCTACAGAACCTACCCATTCACACAAATAGTTCATTCTAAATGCAGTTTCATCTTTTTCTCTTGCTGAATTAATTGCTTGTCTTGCCAATCTTCCATATCTATATGGAAGTCTCCAAGTTGCTCCAAACAAAAAAGACCCTTTTAGGTCTTTCATTTTATCATTTGTTTTCTTTATGATTTCAAATTCATCACTATTTTTATAACCACTAGTTGTAAATCTATTTATTTGTCCATTAAATTCTGCTGGGTCAACAATACCTCCCCCAGTTTGTCTTGGTACAACAAATACTGGAGCAACTATATCTTCATAATCTTCGTGATTAATAATATTACTTTCTTCTATACTTCCTCTATGACGTCTTTGTCCTTTTGATGCTTGATTTATTGGTAGCGATGTTACCCTACTACCATTTCTAAACATAACAGTTCCATCATCTTTTGAAAATGAAACCTTAACAATTTCTTTTTTTAAAGAAGGATAAAAGTTTAGTATTTCTCTATGTTTGTCTGACCAAATTTTAACTGCTTGTTCTTTTGTCCCAGAAGTAATACTTAATTGTACTCCGTGGATAAAATATCGCTAAAAAATACAAATACAAAACATCTACCATTGTTTTACCAGTTCCGACGAGGGATACATAAATATGCATCAAAAAATCTTGCCGCAACTCTTAATTCAATTCGTTGATGGTCGTCAAAAATTAATGCACCTTTTCCTTGAGGTTTGATTATGTCATAATATACATCTGGATAAAATCTTAGCCAACTAATTAGTTCTGCATACTTATGTGCATTTTCAATAAAATGTTCATAGTATAATTGATTCCTTAATGGACTTTTCGCAGAATAATTATTAGGATTATATGATTTCATTAGAGCTTTCTTCTCTGCCTCATCCATCCTGCTCACCTTCTTCACTACTGTCTTCTTCTTCCTCAGAATCTGACAATAACCATAATGGTTCTATATAGTTATCTGACAAATCATTAAATACTGCATTTCTTTCTATTTTTGCTTTTTCAACTTGTTTTTGACTCATTCCAGAGTCAATCATTTTTTTAGTTAATTCACTATCTATAAAATCATAAACCTCTTCATATGAAGTTTCTGGTTTACCTTCTAGTCTTCTAGTATAATTTACAATTTCCCATATAATAAAGTCAATATCATCATATGGCATTCTTCTAACTTTTGGTAATACTGGTATCACAGAAGCATATTCTTCTACTGCTTCTACTAACGTAGCAAAACCATCAACTTCTGAGCCAAAACTCTCAGATAATTGTTTTATCTTTAATTGTGCATTGTCTGCCGCCTTATCTGCCAACCCATTCCATTCTTTAACTTCTTTAAGGTCACCTTTTGCCAATGCAGTTTTTTCTTTTAAACTATAAATTACATATTTTTTTAATGCTTCAATATGCAACTCTGTCTTTTTAGGTAAAAATTTTTCTAGTTTTTCATATTCTTGTTCTAGTTGTTTATATTCTTGTGGAGTAAATCCAACTCCCCATTTTGACTCTATTGTCTCTTGTTGGTCGGATTTTCCAAGCGTATCATCTATTACTAAATTTTTATTTAATTCTTTAATGAAAACTCTTGGTGTCGCAGGATTATGCTCACAAAAATTAAACACATTCCCTTGAAAATTGCTATGTCTAAATTCCAACATTGAACTTGGAGCATCATCTCTCATTAAAAAGCCCATTCTCAATTCCGTCATATAGAACTGAAATATCTTTGATGGCTCTAAATTTTGTACTATCCAAGAAGCGGCTGCCTTTTCAGCAACGCTTTGCACAAATATTATATTTGCTACTTGACACAAAACTATCATTGTATATAATGCATTTCCATATACTTCATACAACTCTGTTGCATATTCATCTATACATTGTTTACATATAGAAATATATCCATCTCCCGTTGCACTTTTATCTGGATGTAAATAATAATCTGCTTTTAATCCTCTAAATTTTCCACACCTATAACACTGTTTACTATTTTTTGGCACTGCCAAATAAGTTTCTTTAGATATTTTACCTTCAGATTTGCCGTCAATTAAACCTTTTAAAATTTCTTTCATTAGATTTGCTTCTTCATTTAGTTCAGTAGGAACTACTTCATAAACATCTTTATTTCCATACTTCTCTAATTTGTCGGCAAAATTCCTTAATGCCTTTATTGTTTTATCTGCTACCAATTCTTGTGGAATATTATTGGATGTCAATCCAACAATTCCATATTCTTTTATTAGTTCTTCTTTATGTCTAAATTCTTTATCAATAATACCCTCTTTTATTATTTTTTCCTCTTCTCCCAAAGCATCTTTCGAAACTTCTCTTTTCCTTGACTGTGTTCCCACATATCTTTTATTGTATCCAAAAGGTTCTAGGGCATTATATTCATCAATATATCTATCTGCAATTGTATGTGCAGTCTGTTTATCTTTACAAGAAATTAATTCTTCTATTTCAAAAGACGCTTTTCCATACTTGTCGTAATCTTGTGCAATAAGATAATCTGCAAACTTATTTTTTCGTTGGCAGTTTTTTATCCACTCTTTAAGAACGTCTTTAAGGTCTTCTTTTTGCGTTGTTCCAATAAGGCATTTTCCAGTACAGTTATTTACTATTCTATAAACTCTAACCATACCTAAAACTCCTTTCTACAATTCTACTTCTATATATGTTTCTTGAAATATATCGTTTTTGCAAGGATATATTTCTCCCTTTACTCCTTTAATTATCCAGTCTCCGTGATTTGCAATCATTGTTCCTTCTAATGTTTCTATTTCAATAAAACCATCTATATTAACCTGTCCCACAAACCATTGTGGAATATCATCAATTCCAAAACGAAATGCATCTATCACCACTGGCTTCTTTTGATATCTTTTCATAAGCATCTTCCTTTCTAAAATAAAAATGGTCTGAGTGGCTGGTTCTGCCCCAACTGCCTCCTGCTCCCAAAACAGGCGCTCTGCTGATTGAGCTACACCCAGATATAATAAAAACGGCTGTCGCTTACGACGCCGCTGCGTAGTACTTGCCCAAGGAGTGCGCGCTGGCAAGCCAAAAAAAATTTTTAAAAAATGCTTGACATTTAGTCAAACATATGCTAAAATTATAAATGTTCAAGTTATTACCAATTTGACGTCCAGTGATTGCTTGAACTCTTGTTAAAAGGAGTGTTTAGCCTAACTTTACACTCCTTTTTATTTTATTCTACAATAGTATTCATTACTTCTATTAATCCTTTATTTTTGTCAAACACAAAAGTCTGGCTCATTTTATTTGTTCCACAATATCCTTGACTAGCAGTCCAAGCAGATGCTCCAACTACAGAAGACATTCTTCTAATGTCCACTCCATAATCATCTTCAAGAAGTTGTTGTTTGTGTAAATGTCCCAATAAGAAACATTTATATCTACATTCTCCAAAATCTACTCCAGTTTCTGCTGCCATTATTTTTGTTACATCTTGCAATCTTTCATTGTGTGAAAGTCCAATTAAACTTGTTCCATATCTAACATATTGTCTAAATTTACAATCTGTATTTATCTTTACAGACGTCGAATCTTTATAATATGCATTTAATGTTTGCATTATTCCAAATGTACTCATTTCATCGTGATTTCCTTTTACATTTATAACTTCAACATTTTGAAAGAAAAATCTTAATTTTTCTATTTGTTCTACCAACATTTCTGTTGCAGAAGTAATTATTTCATACCAATTTGTTTCTTGGTCTTGTTGTGTAAAATGTCTTGATGTAGTACCTTGAATATTGTCTGCACTTAGAAAATCATTTCCTATTAAAAGTACGATTTTATCTATGGTTTTATCATTAGACTTTCTATTTATTACATCAGAAATAATTTTATCAAATCTTTCTTTTGCAATCTTCATATTATATTCTTCGCTCAAATTGTCTTTTGCCAACAGTCCATAGTGTAAATCTGCAATGCCAATTAGAAGCATCTTATCTTTTTCTGGTGGAACTTCATTTGCTCCACATATTGTTGCACATTCAGACAATAAAAAATGTGTCTTTTCATTTAATTTATCAAAAATCTTTTTAATATTGTCTTCATTCCAGTTAAATCCAACTCTTGGCTTAACTGTAATCTTTGAACTATACAATTCATTATCTAGTTTATTGTTCCAAATGCTTTGTTTTGCACTTGTTAATTCCCAAGAGTTTGAATCATATCCGTGAACTTTTAATATGTAATCTGGGTCTTTTAGTTGCTCATCATTTAACTTACATAAAACAGTTGAAGCTTGTTCTCCATTTTTTAATATTTGGAAATCTTTTTTTTGTTCCCCAATATACTCTTTAACAGCTTCTTCTTGCTCTACTTTTAAAGTCTGAACATAATTCATTCCTTCTTGAAATGCATACCACCATTTACGATATTTTGATTCACCAAAATTATCGCCAAATTCTTCATTCAATATTGCAGCTACTTCATCCCAAGTTAAACCCAATTGTTCTCTTTCGCTACATATTCTAATTTTGTATTCTAAAGAGCTTTCATCTCTTTCTTTTCCTATACCCATTGGCATTATTCCTCTCTAAAATTATTGTTTTTATTCTTCTAAACTTACAATAGCATCTTCTTCTAAAGATTCATTTTGTTTGTTTACTGTAATTTTAACTAAATCTCCTTTGAAAGATTCTAACATTTTTGCTAGGTCTCTTCCTCCTAAATCCTCTACATCTAAAATTACTTGTCCATCTTTAATTGTTACAATTCCTTGTATTGTTAAAGAATGTTTTTCAACTATACTTGCTTTTGCCATATTATCGGCTCCTTTCTATAAAATTTTTAAAATATGGTGCCTATCTAAAATTGCGGTTACTTACTATTCATTACTTGAAATTAAAGACTATCGTCAAAATTGGAGGTGGGACGATGCTTTTTGACGTTTTCTAAATTATGCCATTACAAATTCTTTTTTTGACGTCTTGCCTTAGAATTTCTAATTTGTTCAAGTTTATGTTTGTTTGCACAACATTTACAATATTTTTGTCTATTTCCTTTTACTTCTACTAATGATTTACAATCCATACATTCAATTACTTTTTTTCCACAATATCTTCTGTAGTACAAAATGACATTTTCAAAATCTGTTATTTCAAAAGCAATTTCTGATTCTACATTACATTCATTTACTTTTATTCTTTCTTTTCTACAATAGTCAACAAACTGTACATATTTTAATCTTTCTAATTCTCCATCTAAAATATTTAATTTTGAATTTGTAGCACTTGTTGACTTTAACATTTTTTTAAGGTCGCTTTTTTCTATAAAAAAACCATCCTTTTCGCTGTCCCATTTTGACATAAATAAATAAATAAACGCTAATTCTCTCAAATGTTCTGGAAAGTTATTAATTGTTTCTAGCTCTGCAAGAGTAATTGCAATTGGAGAGGAACATCTCAGTTCCTCTGTTTTTGCAAATTTTATAGATAAATCTATCTTTTGTGGCAAGTAATTAATTGGAATTAATGTTTGACCATCCTTTAAAATAAGTAACATTTCCTCTCTTGTTCTTTCTTCTGAATATTGTTTGTGTAACAAAAAATATTTTGCAAGAATTTTAAAATCTACCAATATATATTTTCTACTACAACCATTTCTTATAATACTTTCTGCATATTGTATTTCATCAAAAATAATCACTTACTCACATCCTTCTTCAAAATCTTTATCTACTACCTTAAAAGAATAACTTTCTCCAAAATAATGATATTCTCCTTCTTCATCTTTTACTGGAAAAATCATTTTTCCTCTACTAATTGCCTTAAATATTTGGTCTGGAAAAATGTTCCACAAAATGTGGTGCCCCTTTTTGAATTTTGAATATATTAGGTCTACAAAATAATTATATATTTCTTCTCTTGGTAATCCTATATGGTCAATTTCCTTTTCTAGGAAAAACATTTGATTAATATTTTTCATTTCCTTAATATATTCGTCCAATTCTTTTGACGACATAGATACATCCATTAATGCATTAGCGCTATATGCCAAATCATTTTGTGTATCTTTATATCTTTGTAATATGTCTGTAATTCTTGCATATAAAGCACTCCTTCTTTTAACTTCATATTTTTCATTCAAAAGAACTGTCCAATCAAAATCTTCTTTCTTTTTAAAATATTTTAAATTAAAATCTGCTTCTTCAACCAATGAACATAATTTGTTCATTACACAATTGTTTTTCATTACAGGCATATATCTATTATATTGATAAACCAACTTCTTTTCCTCGTCAGTTCTATCTTCTTTTTCAAAAATTTGATTAATATTCCTTCCCACATATCTTTGACATTTTGCATTATGTTTTTTTACATATTGTTTATAATCTTGTTGTAGTTGTGGGTAAATATAACTCATAAAATATGGTTTCTTATCTACCACTATTCTATTTTCAAATTCTTTTCTTTTAATTTCTTCTTCAGTGTCATTTTCATAATCTATTTTTTGTTTGTGTGTCCATTTTTTAGGAAGAGGAATTCCTGCAAGTCCTTTTGCCTTATCTATTTCTGCTCCCTGTATTTTTCTCATCTGTCTAACTCTTTTTTCTAACTCTTTCCATTCATCAGTACCTTTTTCAAAAGTAGCTTGTTTTGCAATCATTGAACTAGCAACATTTGTTATTTGTCCAATTTGACTTCCAAATCCATTCAAATCATTTTTAATTAAATTTGTTTGTGTCAGTTTTGCATTTGGTGCTTTTCTTTTAGAATATGATACTGGTGGCGATGGCATTACTGCATCTATCATTGTTTGATTGTCCGTACTAAAAATTATGTCCCCATCATAATCACTGTCTGACATATTAATTACTGCTATATCGTGAATAGAATTTATAATTCCACTCCATAAATACTGGTACCATTCATTCATTTCTTCTGTATTAATTAAATCTCTAATTAAGTGTTCTGAACTGTGTACTAATGGACTTCTACTACACAATATCTTTTCATTATTTGTTCTTTGGTTCCAGAAGTTACAATACATCTCATTTGCACCAAGTAAACCTGTTACTGGAAGTCCAAATGCAAATTGTGCAAGTCCATATGGGTCGCTTATTTGGAAACTATAATTTCCTCTTACCCAAAGTCTACCTATTTTTGCATCTTTGATTTTTCTTTTTAATGTTTTAAGTATCTGACTTTTTACATACTCATCTTTTAATAAATCTGGATTTAACATTAATGCTTTAACAAAATCCATTTGAACTTCATTAAATACCTCATCTGCATCTTCTACTTCTTCGCTTCTTCCTCCCATTAAATAAAGCAATACGTTCATTAAGTCACCTTCACCAATACTATTTATCCAGTCTATTGTTGGTTGAGCTAAAATTTGAATATCATCATCATCTAAATCTAATGTTTGTAAATATTGGTAGTTTGTTAAAACAAATTCATCATCTTCTGATTTATTTACTCTGGATACTCCCCAAGTATGCTTATATTTATTAAAATAAGAAAGATAGTCTTGCCAATTTTCATAACTTTTCCACATTTTAAATTGAGAAACAGTTAAAATAACATCTATATCATCTATATTATATTCTACTCCCCAAACATCTTTAATTGTATTTGTATGAGCCACCTCTTTTGCAAATTTGTGAAAATCAAATGGGGCACATAATCCTTTAATATAAGCACTCCTTACAATAAAACCTGCTGGAAGATAATCCAATCCTAAATCTTCTGCCCACTTCTCCGCCATTCTTGGACAAATTAATCCTTGACCATCAAACCAATTCATTCCTACAGACATAGTTCTTTCTTCAATAAACTCTTCTCCATTTTCATCTGTTGATATCCAATTTATTTGTTGGTCTGGCAATTCTGTTTCATAATCATTTACAACACACACTCTTGGAGTTGTTACTTCATTTGTTGCACTTATAAATAACCCGTAATATGCACTATATTTTCCCAAGTTTGTTTCTTTTAATTTACCATCTAAACCACACATAAGTATTTCATTCATTTGTTGAAAATATCTTTTATCAATAAACGTCACTGTATTTCTACGAAGTTGAGCTGCCGATACTACTAATCTTATAAATTCAATACCATTTATTTTAAATGAACGAGTTGTTAATGTTTTATAATGTTGTTTGTTTTTCATCTTTACTGTAATTATTTCTGGAACAAACAATATATTATCTATTTGTCTTTGACATTCTTCTATTTTAACAACATCTTGTTTCATTTTAGGTAAAGATTTCTCATCATTTCTTTCTTTATAAATTGCATCCAACTCTTCTCTGTCAAATTTTACTCCTTTAATGTCTCTAAGAAACTTAAATACTTGATTATCTGCAACAGATACTAAATTCAAATCTTTTCTTGCCTGAAATGTATCATACTCCATATCTTGATTTAGGGCATTATTTATTAGGAAATCAGAATTAAATTTGTATATATAAAACAAATTGTTTTTCTTTTTTGCCACGTCACTTCCCCCTATTCTTTGTCTATTTTTAATATGTCTCTTAATATTGCTGACGCCGCAAAAGCAATGTCATTTAAGTTTTTATTTTCTATTACATAATTAAATCCATATTCATCCAATGCAATTTCGCTTATGTGTTGTTTTTGTTCGTTTGTTAAATGGTTTATGTAATCTGTTCCATCATCATTTTTTCTATTTAAACGTACTGTAAATGTAAAGAATTCTGTATCTTCCCAAGCAGTTATTTCATTTAAGAATCTTGTATCTGGAACTAAAACAAAGTCATATTCTGTTTTTAATCCTTTTACAATTTCTATTACACAATTTGTCCAAACATCTGGATGATTATTTCTACATAAATTTGTACCTACTTGTTGTAACATTTGACGTCCTGCCTCATCTTTGTTTCCATCCCATCCAAAATATTCTTTACATACAAATTTTAATATGTCTCCATATTTTATTCTTAAACATCTAAATCCTAATTTATTTTGTGCTTCTTCTATGAAAGCATCTGCAAAACTATCTTTTCCGTGTTCTGCTTTCGCACTAATTAATAATACTATTGGTTTATTCATATTAATCATTCCTTTCTAAAATTTGTGTTCCACGATGGAACAAGCTATTTAATTTCTTCTATTATAATTTCTACCCTTGGATGTTCTTTCTCTACATATTTATTACAATCTAATTCCAAATACATATTTCCAAAACAGTCATCTGTTATTACTTCTGCTTCAGATAGTCCATCTGCAATAAATTTATTGAAGAAAACATAATTGTCACTATCGTGTCTCATATTATTTGGAAACACCCATTTATATTTTATTTTGAATTTATCCAACTTCCATCCGCTAATTTTTTCCTTGTTTGCCAACCAAACTATAAACGCTTTCCAATTTTGTTTTAGATTGTTTTGAGTGATTCTGTTGTTTATATTAGTAAACTCATTTATACTACATCCAAATACATATCCTTTTGTTTTGTCTTTTGCATTTGGCTTTGCTAATGGATGATTTCTACTAGTTGGGTGAAATTTCTTCCAGTGCTTCTGATATTCTTCTAAGAGCTCTGCATCTATCACTAGTGTTATTTTGCGCATTTGTATCTCCCTCTACTTTCCTATATATATCCCAAGTGTCCATCTCATATTCTTCTCTAAATCTGTTATTGACTTGATATCTTTCTCGTACATTCTCAAAAAATATTTGATTTTCATCTATATCTTCTGTCGCTGTAATTAACATTAAGTCCATCAAACTCACTTCCTTTCTGCCTTAACTTATCCTTCTACATATATTATACTTTTTTAATAAAATCTTGTTTCCAAAAAAGTTGCACCTCAAAATCCCACGCCCCATCTAAGTGCTTGACAAATCGTGCAGAAAAAATGCCACTATGATTCAGAAAAACTTCTGAAAAACGCGTTTTTCGCCGAAATCCATTGGTACATAAGGGTTTGACGTGCGTACAATTTCCAAACCCTTACAGCTCTAGGAAAAAGTCTATTTTTGCCCTTTAAAAAACATTGACCTATATAGTAACTTTTTTCCTTGTCCTTATTCTCTTTTTTGCTCTTTTCCTCGCGTACGCGCGCGCGTTATAATATATTTTTTCTATTTGGCTTGCCACAGGAAAGCACAAATAGTCAAAAAAGTGAAAGACCGAAACATCGGTCTAAAACTTTTAAAATAAATTTAAAAATCTTA